TCGCTTGCGTTATACGGCGCGATGACAACCAAACGGAACCCGAACAGAAAGGCGGTTGTCAGGTGTTAGAAATCCCTGGAATGGTGGCATCCGCCGACGGATTGCGCGGTGAAGACCGATTGATTGTCCACTCGCTGGTCAAGGAGTGGCGCGATCATTACGACCGCAACGTTCTGCGGCACTGCTACTACGTGATGCACAACCGACTCGTGGACTTGGGAATCTCCATCCCGCCGAAGCTGAAGAACCTCGACGCAGCGTGCGGCTGGGCGCGAAAGACCGTGGACGTGATGGTTGAGCATTCCATCTTCGACGGTTACACGGCAGGCGATGAAGAAGCGCAATCGCAGCTCGACGCAATCACCCGCCGCAACAAGATGCGCTCGAAGTACCGCAAGGCCACGACCAGCGCGCTTGAGCAGTCGTTCAACTTGTATTTCGTGAGCAAAGACGCGAGCAACCACGCGCACGTCAGCGCATACCCAGCGCACGCATGCGGCGTCACATGGGACGATGCGAACGACACAATCAAGGCCGCTGCTTTCATCGTGGACACGAAGAAGGACAGCGTTACCGGGCGCATCTTACCGACGTGGATTAACGTCGTGACGCCCGAGTGCCTTATCCGCATCAAGAACGACGATGGACGCACCTGGTACGTGGACAGCTACGAGCCGCACGGCTTGGAGCACCTGCCCGTTTTCCTCGCGGCATACAACGCCACGCTTGAGCGCCCGTTCGGGCAATCGCGCATCACCCGCGAGGTCATGGGGTACATCGACTCGGCGGTTCGTGCGAACATCAACGAAGAGATTGCCAGCGCGTTCGCCGCGAGCTCGCAGAAGTACCTACTCGGCACTGACGGTGACCCGTTCGAAGACGTGGACAGGTGGCAAGCGTTCATCGGCGCGATTTTCAACATCGACATGACGCAAGATGGCACGGTGCCGCAGTTCGGTCAGTTGCCGCAGCCGTCGATGCAGCCGCTCACAGACCACTTCCGCAACCTTTGCGCGAAGATGAGCGCGGCAACGGGAATCCACGTATCGCAGTTCGGGATTGTCCACGACCAGCCAGCAAGCGCCGAAGCGATCTACGCGGAAAACTCTCCGCTGATTCGCAAGGTGAAAGCATGGCATTCCGACGTTGGCGATACGCTCACCGATGTTGCAATCGCGTGCCTTGCCACCGAGCGCGGCACGACGTTTGACAACGTGGACGCAAGCGGCTTAGAGATTCAGCCACGGTTCATGAATCCAGCAATGCCGACGTTGGCGCAAATGACCGATGCAAGCGTGAAGATTGCAAGCGTCGTTCCCGCGTTTGCCAACACCCCGACGTTCTGGCGCTGGAATGGACTCGATGACGAAGCGGTTACAACGGTCATGCGCGAACTGGAAAGCGCACAGACGGCAGAAGCGACCAACGCAATGGTATCCACGCTTTTCGGCGGCGGTGATGTGAATGCAGATACCGCGTAGCTACATCGAGAACTACAGTCGTGCGCTCAACGTGGTCAGCGAGAAATCACGTGCGGCGCTCGTGGATGCATTAGCGAAAATCGACTACTCGCAAGACGTAGCGACGATTCGAAACGCGACCATCGCCATTATGCAGCCAGCGTGCGGCGCATCGTCCACTATGGCGGCGCGGCTCGCCGCCGAGTTCTACAACGGTTTACGGGCGCGATTCGGTATCGATGACGGCTTCACGGCAGAAGTGGACAGCCTACGCGAGCCAGAAGCCACTGAAGGCGCTGTGAGGGCGTTCGCGCACGAGCTGGACAGCTCCATGCCGAATGTGAGCGCATTTCAGCGGTTGTGCGTAGACCGCATCGATTACGAGACGCGAAAAGCAGCTAATCGATGCATCGAGCACAACGCGAGACGCGACCCGAAGAAACCGAAGTGGGCGAGAATTCCAACGGGCGCTGAGACATGCGAGTTCTGCATCATGCTGGCAAGCCGTGGTTTCGTTTACCACAGCGAAGAGACGGCATCGCACGCGCACGCTCGTTGTGATTGCCGAGTGACGCCCAGTTGGGACAAATCGCCAAGCGCTCAAGGTTACGACCCCGACGAGTATTACAAGCTCTGGCAAGAAAGCCAAAACTAGGAATCAAGCGTCCACACGGGCGCTTTTTTCACGCCTAGCGAAAAGCTGGGCTCTTTATCCATGCCAGCGGAAAGCTGGCTTTTTTTATGCCCGAAAAGGGCGGGAGGGAGCCGACTATGGCCGAAGAGACTCAAGCGCAAGCGCAAGAGACGCAGGGCGAACAGCCGATGGAGGAATCCACCGACTGGAAAGCCAAGTACGAGGTCATGCGCGAGCACATGCGCGATTGGGAGAAGAAAGCCAAGGAGAACCAATCCGCAGCCGACGAGCTGGAAAAGCTACGCGCCGAGCAGATGACCGAGCAGGAGAAGGCCAACAAGCGAGCCGAGCAGGCAGAAGCCGAGCTGAAAAAGCTGAAAGCCGAAGCCGAGCACGTGAAGCTCGTGAAAGCGGTTTCCGAGAAGACTGGCGTGCCTGAGAGCATCGTCGCTTCGCTGTCCGCGATGGACGAAGAAGAGCTGACGGCTCAAGCGCAGGCAATCGCCGAAACGTACAGCATCCCCGGCGGCGCACCGAAAGCGCCCGAAGCTGGGAAGTTCCCGAAGGACGGCGGCGGCGGCAAATCCACTGCCGAGCAGTTCGCCGATTCCGTCAAAGACCTGTTCAGGCATTAGAAAGAAGGTAAACCATGCCTTACGCAGTCAACCCCATCGACCACAATCGCGGCACCACTGGAATCCAGCTCACCCCGCAGCAATCTAACGAGATTTGGCAGAACGCCATCGAAGCGTCTGCCGTCATGCAGCTCGCGCAGCGCGTGAACCTGCCCGGCAGCGGCATCACCATCCCCATCATCACTGGTGACCCGACCGCCGACTGGGTAGCTGAGTCTGCCGAGAAGCCCGTAAGCGGCTCCACGTTCGGCATGAAGCAGATGACGCCGTACAAGCTGGCCGTCATCGAGCTGTTCTCCATGGAGTTCAAGCGCGACCTGCCTGCTCTGTACAAGGCGCTCGTTGAGCGTCTGCCGCAGAGCATCGGCAAGAAGTTCGACGAGACGGTGTTCACTGGCACCGCGCCTGGAACCAACTTCGACGTGCTGACCAACGCGAACGCCATCTCGCTCGGCGCTACCGCTGGCGTGTCGTTCTACCAGAAACTTGTCGGCGCATACGAGGTCATCGGCGCTGCTGACGGCGAGCTGAGCGGCTGGGCGCTGTCCCCCGCTGGCAAGGCGATGGTCATGAAGGCCGAGGACGGCCAGGGCTACCCGCTGTTCATGCCGAGCAATGAGACCAACCGCATCGGCCAGATTCTCGGTTCGCCCGTGGCAATCTCCAAGAAGGTCTACCAGCAGGGTACGCCGAACACCATCGGCTTCGCTGGTGACTGGACGCAGGCGCGCTATGGCATCGTGGACGGCATCAACCTCGCCATCTCCGAGGAAGCCACCATCAACGACGGCACGCAGCAAATCAACCTCTGGCAGCGCAATATGTTCGCGGTCCGCGTGGAAGCGGAAGTCGGCTTCATCGTGAAGAACATCAACCAGTTCGTGAAGCTCACCGACTAAAAGGAGCGCACCATGAAGATGATCGCACCGTCCACCCGCGCAATCGTGGACGTGACCGACGAGTCAATCATCGAGCAGTTCGAGTCTCGCGGCTTCGTCCGCGCAGACGCCGAGAAGCCTGCCGACTCCGAGAAGAAGCCTGCAACGCGCAGGCGCACCGCGAAGAAGGTGGACTAGATGAGATTCGCCGAAGTTACCGACCTCGAAGCGCGATGGCGCACGCTGACCACCGAAGAGCAAGCGCAAGCCGAAGTGCTGCTGGAAGATGCTTCGGCGATTCTCGCGTCTAAGGTCGTGGTTGACCCGACAGACACCGAGCAGGCGTACAACCTCAAGATGGTTGTCTGCAACATGGTCAAACGCGCCATGCTCGCTGGTGACAGCGCGGCGCTCGGTCTGACCCAGGAATCCATGACCGCAGGCCCGTACACGCAGGCGTACACGTACAGCAACCCGACAGCCGACCTGTACCTCACGAAGACCGAGAAGCAGCTACTCGGCATCGGCGGATTCGGCAAGGGCCGCACG